TTTTAACAAATTCCTCCATGCGCTTTTTTGTTGTGAATGCAGCTATCGGCATTCCGTGGCTTTCGTTTTGGTATCCGTGCATCAATATGTATATTCGTCTTTTCATATATTATTGTTAAACATAATCACGCTTCATTGCGTCTAGTCCGTTGCCTTCCGCATACCAGCCTTTGCCTGTATACACATCCAGCACATCCTCGAAATATTTCTCATACATCGGGGCTACCTTCTCCAGCGTGAAGTTCTCTCCGAACTTGCGGCAGTCGGCAGGCTTGATCTGGTCGATATTCTTGATCGCATCTACGAAGTCTCCCATAGTCCGGCAGCGATAGCCAGTCTTGCCGTGCAGATTGTTCTCTGCGAACGATCCCCAGTCTGTCGTTATTGTAGGTGTTCCAGACAGGAGGTTCTCGATCTGCACTCCTCCGAACGGCTCTACATACATACTCGGCAGGAAACTAGCCTTGGCTTTCGACATAAGGCGCTTGCGAGTCTCGACATCTGCGTATCCGATATACTCCACATGATCCGGCAGCTTGTAGCCCTCTTCTTTCTGACCAGCGATAATTAGCTTAACTCCAGCAATTTCAGTAGCTTGGATAGCGATATTCACTCCCTTGCCGTTATAGACTCGCCCCATATACAGGAAGTAGTCTTCTTTGTCTGCGGAGTAGGTAAAGTCTTCTGGATCGAAATAGTTAGGAATAACGACATCATACCAGTCTTGGCGGCATTGTCCTACATTCTGCATCCCACAGAAGGCGTGATAGATTGCGTAGGACTCAAATACTTTCCACCTAGCCCAGTGTCCACCTGCATATCCTATTCCCGGCTCCACGACGATCATATCAGGATGAGCATCGCATATCGGCCTTACACCGCTACCCCAGAACGGGAGCAGGAAATCGTTCTTCTGCTTGCGCTTACCGATCTCACGGATAGCGTTCTTGTAGAATGTTTGATACGCATCATCCTGTGTATTGTATGTAAAGAACTTGCTGCGCCAGTCGTGCGTTCCATACACTCGCATGAAGTCGTCGTTCGTGAGGACCGATACATGCTCTGTGCAGGGAAGGTCGCTATCTTCGTGTCCGAAGTGAATAACCTCATGCCCTCGTTCGGTCATCATCTTTCCGAACTTTACCACTTTCTGCGTGTAGGCACATGCGTTATATGTTTTGCTTGAAACTGTGTGCGGCAAGCCGAGTATGTGGAATCTCATTTCTTTTTCCAATCTATTTGGTCGTAGTTATCCCAATACTTCTTCGTAACAGGGCGAGGTCTATCGCCCTTCCCCGCTCCGGTGGTTTGCGACTTCACGCTTTGAATGCGAGCAGCCCTATCTTCTGCGTTCTTTAGTTTCATAGGATTGTTATTGTATTCCTTCTCGGTAATATCGCCAGCCTTTTTTTACTCTTTCTGACAATTCTTACCGATCAGTAAATTTTATTGTTGAACAATTCTCTGCTCAAACCTCGCCTGATGCTTGATAAACTTCATCGGTATGGAAATCGCGGCGCCATGCCTGTTGTGCGTAATCTGCATCAAGTAGTCCTCTGGATTCTTCGACTCTTCGTCTTGAATGATTCGCGTGAAGGAATCGCAGTCCATGTAGAATGTCCTCGATTCACGGACGGCTCCCTGCTCGTTTAGCTGCGCGAGAAGGACGATGCAGACATTTAGTTCCTTTGCGACGATCTTCGCAGTTCTGGATACCTCTGCTACCTCACGCTCACGGTTCTTTGGATCGCTGCCCTCCATTAGCTGGGCATAGTCCACCATGATGATCTCGACCTTATGCTCGGCAACTAGCCTCCTGCACCTAGCACGGAATTGATTCACATTCATGCAAGCCTCGTCAACGATATGGATCGGCCTGTTCATCGTCTCAGCGATAGCCTTCTGAAGCCTGAAGTGGTCTTCCTTGCGGAGCTTGCCGTCTAGCAGGTCTGAGAGAGCTATGTTTGAGATGCAGGCGATGTGCTTGTCCATAATCTCCTCGGCAGACATCTCCATCGAAATGATAGCTACAGGAACATTGCTTTGAATGACAGGATTCGTCACCATCTGCAACGCAGAGGTTGTCTTGCCTGCCTTCGCAGCACCAGCGATGACATGCAGCGTCTTGGGCCTAAAAGCCCTCGTAGCCTTGTCCCACTTGCTTATGCCTGATGGATGCCCTCGGTTGATCTCTCCGTTGGTTCTAGCGGCATCCTCCCACCGATTCACGCAGGATGTGAGGACATCTTTAGCAACGCGAACATCGGTCTTGGTGGATACCATTCCGGTGATCTCTTTGCTGGCTGTTTCCTGTAGGGTTTCTGGATCAATCGTCCTGTCGAACGCATCGGTAAAAATCTGCTTGCAGGTTAGAAGAATCCTCCTGCGGATCATCACATCTTCCATAGTCTGGAGATAGACATCCCAGTTGGCGGATGTAGGGACAACCGTGTATATCTCGGTGATACCTTGCTCGCCGCCTGCTTCTTCCAGCAGACCCTTATTCCGCAACTCGCAGGTTAGCGTTAGAAGGTCGATTGCTTTCTTGTCATACCACATATCCACAATCGTCTGCCAAATGTGCTTGTTGGCGTCGAAGTGGAAGTGGTCCTTGTTTACACGATCAACTGTTTTGGAGATGATCTTGTTGCTGTTCATCGCAGAGCAAAGGAATCCTTGCTCCGCATTTATATCATGCGGTAGTTCACGCTTCATAGGCAGCGTCGATTTTATGCAGGAACGCTAGCCCGTCAATACTATTTTCGCATTCCGAAAAGATTTAGTAGTTCATCTATTGAACTAGAGCTGCTGGGTGGTGGAATATAATCGTCTTCCTCGACATCCGGCTCTTGGTTGAAGCCCTGTTTGTAGCCCTCGTCGTAGGTAGTGTTGAAGAACTTCCTGAACCCTGAAGCTGTAAGCGTCACCTTGCCGTTTTCCAGTTGTTCGCGTAATGCTGGATTCTTGGACAGATAGTAAGCAAACAATTTGTCTTTACACATAAAAAAGAGTATTTATATTAAGCACATACATGAAAAAATACAACTCATTAAAATCATTTTACGATCAGCCGAAAGACGGCAAGAAGATCACTAAAGAGCAACAGCAGGCTCGCAAGGGTTTTACGAAGAATCGTGAGACTGGAAAAGTCACAGGAAAACAACTCGGCAAACTCAATTACTGATATGGCAAGAATCGGACAATACAACTGGAGTCCTCGTCAGATGGAGCGCATTAACGCTCGTCGCGCAGAAAGAGGTCGTGAATCTTTGGTGAATCTAAAGAATATCAAGACTGAGGAAGATTTGCAGAAGGCTCAGAATTTGGTTGCTAGTTCTAAGGACACGCGCAAGCCAGTCACTATGCAGGCTAAAGCTGGAGCCACCGACATGGGAAAAGAAGCTGAAGAGCGCACTAGAAAGTTTAGAGAGAAGTTTAAGCCTAAAGGTTCGATGGCTGCTGAGTATGGCGTGAAGAGCAGATTCCCTAGTGCGATGAAGAATGGCGTCAAAGGTGGTGTTGGGGTAATGCAGAATTCCCTTGATCGGCTATCTGGAGCAGCTTAATCCCAAACCTGTCAGCTATCTCAATCGCAGTATCGTCGTGGGCATAATGTTCCCGATACACAACTTCAGTTATACCGTAGGCTGAAATCATTCTTAGGCAGTTCCCGCAAGGGAGTAATGTGCAGGCTAGCAGTCTGCATTCGTTCGGCCTGACATATCGCAGTGCATTCTGTTCTGCGTGGATGACGAACTTCCTGCGTTCATCTCGGTCCGACCAGTCTTCTTCTGCGTGAGGAGGAAAGCCGTTGTAGCCTACAGAGGCAACCGAGTTGTCGTGTCGCAGCAATACGCAGCCAACCTTCTTCCACGGGTCTTTACTTTTCCGCGCTACTACTTCAGCGATGCTTAACGCATATTCGTTCCAGTTCATATCGTATATTACTTGAAATATCCCTTTTTTAATTTGCTGTGAATAGCTGGCATTTTCTTAACCCCATTAGTTAAAGGGGTCCAGTTTTGATATTTCTCAACCATTCTTCTAACTTCATCTTCATTTAATGAAAACCATTCACCAGATTGATGTCTTGATATGCAAAATGAATGAAGGCATCTCTCCTTCAGCTTGCTCCCATCCATCTTTGCCTCAATTCTCAACTTAAATGGACATGATCCTTTTAGAGATTTAAGTCTTACATCTAATGTTTTATTGCTCTTGCTAAATCCTATTTTAACAAAATTACTTCCAACCGCTCTTATCACATAAATCATAAAAATCCTTTCTAAATAAAAAACACAATTTGTGGTTCTTTATTACGGTTCTTTATTACGGTTCATATTAGATGGGGTGAACGGGTTCACCCCTACCTACCAGTGAACGCATTCACCCCTACCATACCGTGAACGGGTTCACCCCTACCCCATCATGCTTCTTGCTTTTAGGTATGACGGAATACAGGATTTTTTTACTCAATTTATCAGCCCCAAGTTGCTCTATATTTATATTGTAGATGTTTGAAGTTCGCCTTCCCTTGCGATCAAATCTTTCTTCAATTTCAATTAGGCCGATAGCCTCAAAGGCATGAAGATATTTCTTTGCTGTCTGTTCAGATACTTTGGACATCTTGGCTATCCTTTTTATCGAAGGCCAACAAGCCCCATCATCGCTGGCGCAATCAGCTAATGCAATCAACACTAATCTAGCATTACCGCTAGTTTCGCTTTTCTCGAAAACTTCTGAGAGGATTCTTACACTCATAACAATAAATAAACCCCTCTGTTGGCGCATCTGGAGGTATAGAGAGTTTGAGCAAACAACGAGTGTTGCTCCAGAATACGCCAAAAGAAGGGTCTTGTTTATTATTCATTGTTGTTTGCTTTTATTTAACTCAAGGCTCTCTAGTTCCTCGATAGGTCAACAATATGCTACAGCATTCATATGTCAAGCCTGTATAAAATCAAAAACCCGTCTCAATAGGTTAGTATCAAGACGGGTATTTTCGGGCGGGTGAAAAAACTGATCGCTTGAATTGGTTAGCATTCAAGAAAGATGAAAATACAATACACTATTTTCAACAAGCGTCAAGTGATTTGAAAGAAAAACTGCCTTGAATTTCTTTCAATATTGTTCAACAATAACTCGGTGAACGCATTTCATTCCGGTTGCATCGGAGATATTATCTACTCCATTCCTACGATGAAGGCATTAGGTGTAACGAACCTTTATGTCGATGATCGTCCATGGACAAAGCCAATCGTCAATCGCATCGACGCATTCAAAAGACTGGTCGAGTCGCAGAGTATCGAGGTTAAGAAGCATGAAGACGAAAATATCGACTTCGATCTGTCCACCTACCGCAACGGAGGAATGATCTACGGGGACAACATCGCCAATCGTGTAGCAAGATGGATGGGAGTTAAGATCAACCTGTCCAAGCCGTGGATGCAGATTGACGAGAAGAATCCAGCAACGAAAGGCAAGATTGTCGTAAGCCGTGGGGCTAGGTGGCACGGAGAGTTCTTTCCGTGGAACAGGCTAACTAGTAAGCTAGGTCACAAGATGGTATTCGTCGGACTACCGGAAGAGCATCAAGATTTCTGTTCGCTATTCGGGAATATCGAATACTTGCCCACAAATGACCTGTATGATGTCGCAACAGCTATCGCGGGTGCTGACCTATTCATCGGCAATCAAAGCTCGCCTAACGCCATTGCAAACGGAATACACAAGGAGTCTGTTGTCGAGACTTGCCTATATGCCTTCGACTGCATCTACGACAGACCGAATACAACATTCTGCCACGATGGTATTCTTAAAGTTCGATTTGACGGAATGACGGTTATCTCGGACAATCCTTCGCCAAAACGCGGGTGGAAAATCGACATCTTCGGAAGAACGCTAAAGGCTCCAGACAAGCATATCTGCATTGCGCTCGCTAGAGCTGATTGCTTTTTGCGAAAGATTTACTACAATGTTGACCAATTGACAGAACTCGCGGAGAAATACTGATGGCTAATATCGCACTAGACGCTGGGAAGGTTGTATTGAAGGATGGGATGGCAAGCTGCACTTGTTGTGATGTGGTGTGCGGGTGCGGCATAATAATACCGCAGGAACTGCGCGAGCTTGTCGCGAATGCAACAATCTCCACGGTGACGATGTATGGTTACTATCCACAATATTTCGACATTGACTTGTATGGGCCTAACACTTGGAGAGCTTATTGGACTGAAGAGGATCCTTTAGGACAATCCGAACTTTATGATGCAGAAATACGATACGATATTACGACGGGGTGTTTGTCGCGGGTGTATCCTATGACTTGGATCCCACAACCTCCTGTATATGGGCCGACGGGAGGGATAATTCGAGGTATTGGGAGCATAGGCACTCCGGAAGGTTGCGGGGAAGTCGAACCTTTTGTGACAGCAACATTCACGATAAACGGCGCAGGCGGATATCCGTATTATTATCTCACCGGATTTGACTATACCAGTGGCGCGAACTATGTGGTCGTTCCACCTCCCAACCTCGTCTTTGCATGACACTCCCGACGAATATCGCCGAACGCCGCGCCGAAATGCTCGCCCGCTTCGGCCACGCCGCGCACCGCTTCGCTCGCGCTGGCTTCGCGACCACGCCACCCGAAGCCCTCGCCGCACGACAAGACATCTGCAAAGCCTGCCCCGAATGGGACGCCACCGCGCTGAACAACACGGGCCGCTGCCGCAAATGCGGGTGCAGCACATGGGCTAAATTACGCATGGCAACAGAGCGATGTCCGCTAGGAAAGTGGGAAACGGTTAGCGTGGAAGATAGCAAACAGTAGATTATTGTTGAACAACAGTATTGATAATAATATAGTTCCCGATTTATGCAGCCGATCAAGACAACAAACGCTATGAACCCCGCGCCAGCAAAGGGGATCGAATCATTTCCAACTCCGGTAATAGAAGATGTTGTTATCTCGGAAGTCGTCAATTCGTGGAAGGGAGACTACCAACCGCTTGAATACGGAGTCCTGTGGAAGGATGTATCTCACGCTCCGAACCAAGGCAGCTTCCCAGAACATAAGCTGGTATTCCAGCAGCCAACCAGCGAAGACGGACAATGGGTAAAGCGCATTTGGGTTAATGATCGTGTCAATCAAGACAGCTATAACTACGCAATTAAGTATAGTGCAGGATCGCAGGAACACCCTATATACATCAGGACATACATTGTTCCGAGGGAGACATACGCTCCGCTGCTAGACGGAACGCCTGATCCGCTATTTCCCGGTGCATTACTAGTTGACGAGGAAGCTGTCAGAAACGAAGGCGAGCTAGATTCTAAATATATTACGGTAACGCGAGTTTACGAGACACTGCCCGGACCAGCCGTTCCAACAAGACGCTACAACGAGCGAGGCGACTTAGAAACTGTAATCGTTCAGACTGTCCCGCCAAATACCCCACCTACCGCAGACGGACTTTTTGTTACTCAGTCGCAGGTTGAACAGGTCGAAACTGGAAAGGGTGTAAGGACAACGGCAACGGTTCAAGATCACGCACTGCTTCAGATTAAAGAAAAGAAAGAAGGATTGCTTGGGGAGACGATCACGACCGACGACATCGTTCATCCATCTACAAATCCAGATGCGCTATCTCAAACCGTAGTCGCATCTACTGTTGAACAATACACGGCAACAAAAGCTAGAAAACGGACAACTACCGCCAGCGGTCCTACATCTCTTGAAACAACCTCGCTTGTAGATAGCGCGGTAGGACAAGTTGAGGCAACTGTATCTAAAAGCATTGTTGATCCAAGCACGAGTCCCGCTGGCGGGAAACTTATATTACAGGATCAAATCAGTGCGATTGATGAAGCAAAAGCTAAAAGAGAGCAAGTAGTTGTTTCCGCTTATCCAGAGCTTACGACATACGACTTAGACGAGCAATTGGATGTTGTGATTATCAATGAGAGAGCCGTAATAGATCACAACACACCGTATGTCGCCCCTCCGCTTGTTTTAACTTCAAACGATAGACCGATTGATCAATGGAAGACGCTTAGAATCACAAGTAGACTTGCTAACCTTCCGCCAACTAGAACTGAGTATAAAACTCAGCAGTTCACATTCCCGGCTATTCTTGATTCGGTTGTTGTGCGGTCACTCAATCTTGGTTTTGGAAGGGTTCCAATTAGCGTAGATGAATCTGTGTATAGAACAGGAATAAATCAATATGTTTCAGTTCAGCCAGTATTAAGGCCAGCGTTAAGCATTCCTACATCTATTAGAATTGTTACAACATTTTATTCTTCGCAACCAGCTCCAGACCAAATATTTCAAATTTCAACTCAAAATGTATCATTTAATGGATCGTTGTTTGGATTTAATTTTGGAGATGTTATATGTAATTCTGTATCAATTGGTCCAATTACAGCGAATTCATTTGATATGAGATATTCTGGTCTTAGTGAATCAATTTCATTTCCAGCATCAATCCCATCAAGGTCTTCATATCAAGCTCAGATAGGATCAGAAAGAGTTATTTTTAGCGATGTTGAATACTATAGAGCAGGAATTTGGTTCAAGAGAACTGGATATGTTACATTGAAATGACAGACGATTATAAATATCAACCACAACCATTACCTCCAAAGAATGAAGGATTATTTGGATTCGGTGGTAAACCAAATGAAGGTTCTCGTGGTTTTCAGGGAAGTATAACTGATTACGCTGGAGTAAATGGAGTTCAAGGCGGCGGAAGCGATGGGCTTGGAGGTGGCGTTCAGGGTCCGCAAGGTCCGCCCGGAGAGCTTGTCCCCGGAGATCAAGGCGACATGCTTTATTACGATGGTGTAGATTGGATTACTTTTGCCAAGCCATTAACAGATGGAATACTAACAATCACCGATGGCGTACCAAGCTGGATTGTTGCAAGCACTAAATCTTTAATATTCTATGATCCAGACCTTGGAAATTGGACTACATTAGGTGCGCCAGCAAGCACGGGAACATTTGTTTTGGGATATGTTGATGGAGTTTTAGAGTGGATGCAAACAACAGACTGCGGAGCGACAGGAGCCACTGGCCCTTAAAGCACAGAAACATTTTATTATTTACTTTTCCAGCTTAACATATAAATATAATTAAATTATGGCAACCACACCAGCAACATCAATAGGGTCATCATATCAAAGACTAGGGGGATCAACTCCTGTAATTAAGCAGGGAGCAGCAGGGCCAGCATTAAGTGCAGCTACTAGACAACGCTTAGACCTTGCTGAACAACGAAAGCTAGAAGAGGAGAAGGCGGCTGCAGAATCCAGAAGGCAAGCAAATCTTTTTAAGACAAATCTACCGCAATGGGCAGCAGAACAAAAATCAGCAGAAGCAAAGAGAATGGGTGGCGCTGAAGCCTATAGTAAATATAAGAACGAATTTGGTGGAGACCCAAACAAGCCATACATTCCTCCGCAATTCAAAAAATAATAAATACTAATGCGAATCACTTTAGCAGAAGCAAGATCGCAACTATATTCAGCTATCGTCCCTTCTATAGATAGCCAGTCTAGTATAGATCGCTTTAATTCATATCTTAATCTCGCGCAGGAAAGATTGATTAACAGCGGGAAGTGGAACGGAACCATCCTCCCAGTTCGCTTTTATTCTCCTAGCGGAATGATTACGCTTCCGCGCAGATTCGTTTCCGCGCTTGCTGCAAAGTGGCACAAGAACACTGGAACGGATAGCTGGGCTACTGGACCGATTAAACTCCGCAACGGATGGTTTTCATACCTCAATCCAATCTCTGATTTGTGGACGGCTTCGTATTGGCCTAGATACGGCTACAACGAAACATTCTTCGACGATTTGGGAGATGGGTTCGTTACATTCGCAAATACCACATACGAGACATACACGCTCAAGTTAGAGATTGAGGACGCAGGGGATGCTGGAGAAGTTGTCGTTATCAAGGGTAAAGATGCAGACAATAACGATGTGACGATTGAAGTCACTCTTGCAAACCCATTTGCTACTAACGCTCAAGTATTCAAAGGACCGCTGACATTCTTCAGTAAGCCTATCACTAAAGGCGCAATCAATCTTTACGCTGTTAGCGGAGCTACACAGGAGCAGATCGGCGCATACGAGGCAACTGAGACAACTGCAAGCTATCACCGCTACGCAGTCCCTAACGAGCCTACAGTCGATTATGTTGATGTCCTATGCAAGATTCGCTTTGTTCCTTGCGTTTACGATACAGACGAAGTTATCGTATCAAATCTCGGCGCACTCAAGAATATGCTAATGTCCTTGAAGTGGGAGGATGAGGGTGATATGGAGCGTTCTGAAATGTTTTTTATGAAGGCGCTGCAATTGCTCAATGGAGAAAACCGCGAGGTTCGCGGAGGAACTCAATGGAGGCTCAATATTGATCGCGCATCAATGCAGTTTGAAAACCTTTGGCCCGGAAGATAAGCTATGCCTACATTTTCGCAAACCCCCGGTGAACTGAATATCGAGTCCGTTGTAGGAACAGACTTCCTATGCTCGCTTAATTTCGACACCGATATTTCTTTATATACATTTAATGCAGGAATCATTCTTAACGAATTTCCATCGCAGAATATATTCCCAATTACTGCAACAAAGTCTGGGTCAAATATCGTCAATCTTTCTTTGACTCAGATTCAAAC